GACCGGAATGTCAGTGTTCGCTATCAAGATGGCTTTGAAGCTTGCAAGTGGGAAGACTATCCCGAGATTGCACTGAAGATGCCATTGGTGAGAGACAAGTCTGGAAACATAGAAACAGGTGGCGTGATGTTGTGTAGAGCGCCGCAAGACATGGTTGATCAACGCAACGCTTATTATCAAAAGCAAGGCACCGATTACATGAATGCGGTTAATAGCAACTTCATGCGTGAGAATGATCCGAGGATGCCTCTGTTTAATCAGAGTCGTTCGGAGGTCAAAAACTTCCGTTAAACATTAGGAGTTAAGCATGGCTTACCCGACTATTTCAGGCCCATATGGTCTGCGTCCGGTCAATCTGATCGGCGGTCAGGTGTTTGCCGGAGCCACTCGCCAGCGCCGGATCGTAAACTCCAGCGCTAGCAGTATTGGTTTTGGTGACCCCGTGAAGTTTGACAACAATGGTTGCGTTGTTGTCTGTACCGAAACGACTGCTGCCCCGACTACTGGCTTTGCCGGTGTGTTCATGGGTTGTACGTTTGTTTCTGCTGTAACTGGTCAACCCACGTTTTCGCAAGCATGGATCTCTGGCACCGCAGTTGCAAGCAACACTTATATCGTTGCTTATGTCTGTGAAGACCCAGATCAGTTGTTCCAAGTCTGCGGGGTAAGTGGTACAACCGTTGTTTCAACCACGTCTGGTTTCCAATATACCGATATTGGTTTAAACGTAGCCATGGTTGCAAACACGTTGAACACCACAACGAAAGACAGCCGTTACGCAGTAGATATTGCAACCGGTGCAACGACACAGACTTTGCCGTTGCGAATCGTTGATGTGGTGCCTGACACTGCATTTACCTATAGCAGTACTGTGTACTACCCGGAAATCATTGTTAAGTTCAATGCACCTTATGTTGTGCAAGCGACTGGCGTGGTTACTGGCGGTCACGCGTACTACAACCCAGTTGGTCTGTAAGGGGAACATAAATGGCTATTTCACGCGCACAACTACTGAAAGAGCTGCTCCCCGGATTGAACGCACTGTTCGGTCTTGAGTACGCTCGCTATGGTGAAGAACACAAAGAGATCTACGAAACCGAGACCTCTGAGCGTTCGTTTGAAGAGGAAACCAAGCTGTCTGGCTTCTCAGCCGCACCTGTCAAAAACGAAGGCTCTGCCATCGCTTATGACAATGCTCAGGAAGCATGGACCGCAAGGTATCAGCATGAAACCATTGCAATGGGCTTTTCAATCACTGAAGAAGCGATTGAAGATAACTTGTACGACTCACTGTCGTCACGTTATACCAAAGCACTTGCACGTTCCATGGCTTATACCAAGCAGGTCAAGGCGGCTGCTGTATTGAATAATGGATGGGCATCTACTGTTACATACGGTGATGGTCAGCCCCTGTTCTCAACGGCACATCCTCTTGTCTCTGGTGGCACCAACAGCAACACGCCATCCACCCAGGCTGACTTGAATGAGACTTCGTTGGAAAACGCAGTCATTCAAATTGCAGCATGGACAGATGAACGTGGTCTGTTGATTGCAGCACGTCCACGCAAGTTGATTGTTCCTTCTAACCTTCAGTTCGTTGCTACTCGTCTGTTGGAAACCGAACTCCGTGTCGGCACCAACAACAACGACATCAACGCGTTGAAGAACAACGGATCAATCCCCGAGGGTTACACGATCAACCACTGGTTGACCGATACCAACGGCTGGTTCCTCACGACCGATGTGCCTAACGGATTGAAGCACTTTGTGCGGACTCCGATGAGTACTGGAATGGACGGGGACTTTGACACCGGCAACGTTCGTTACAAAGCCCGTGAGCGTTATAGCTTCGGCGTGTCCGATCCGCTCGGTATCTTTGGAAGCCAGGGCGCGTAATGTAAACGCGTCATGAAAAAGGGGGTGCATAACCCCCTTTTTTGTTGTATGCTGTTTAAACTAGGGTTCTTACTCATACCGACTGACCTAGCAGACTTTGTAGAGACGGTATGGGGATGCGCTACAACGCGGAGTTATTATGGCAATCACTACCTTTGACGGTCCTATCCGTTCACTGGGCGGCATCTTTCAGCAAGGTCCGTCTACCATTGTAGAAATCACAGCAAGCACGACACTAGATCCAGTTGCTCATGGTGGCAGGATTCTTTCTGTGGGTGGTTCGTTAGCTGCTAACGTGGTTCTTACGCTTCCTACGATTAACACCTCGGCCAATGCTTCGTCATCCGGTCCGGGTAATGATCCCAATACACCAAACAACGAAGGTGTTACTTACACCATTTGGGTTCCAACCACCATTTCCACGTCATCACTGAAGATTGGAACTGACGGCACAGATCGTTTTGTCGGCTCTATTTTTTCGGTTGATACAGATTCGTCTGGTGCTATGGCTGGCTTTACGGCTGGGGCAAATGATGACTTCATTAACCTGAACGGCACAACGACAGGTGGTGTTGCTGGTACATACATTCAGATTGTTGCAATTGCAGCTCTGAAATACATGGTGACCGGTGTCATTAATTGTACAAGCGTTCCTGCTACACCGTTTGCAACGTCCTAATAGGAGTGCATCATGGCGATGCAAACCGATGTAAAAGGTGCTTCCTGTGCTGCAAATACGTCAACCACAGCCTTTAATGGACGTACACGTCTAAAGGGGCTGTGGTACAGCGCTACTGCACAAGCAACCATTGCGGTTAAAGATAACGCGACTACCTTGTTCACGCTAACCATTGGCGGGGCAGAATCTAATTATGTTCTGCTCCCCGGTGAAGGTGTTCTTGTTCAAACAAGCCTTGTGCTAACCAATAGCGCAGGGGTAGCAGCGGTAGCGTTTTATGGCTAAGACCCCAGCGTGGCAACGTGCCGAGGGTAAAAACCCAAAGGGCGGTTTAAACGCTAAGGGTAGAGCTTCTTACAACAAAGCTAATCCCGACAAGCCGGGGTTAAAAGCTCCGCAACCAGAAGGTGGACCTAGAAAGAAATCCTTCTGTGCGCGGATGGAAGGCATGAAGAAGAAGCTCACATCCTCTAAAACCGCTAATGATCCAAATAGTCGTATCAACAAATCATTAAGGGCTTGGAAGTGTTAAATGGAAACGGGTACGCTGGTTTGGAATCTAATCACTTCTTTTTTAGTGGGGCTGGTGATGTTCATGGTGAAGAATTCTTCTGATGAACAGAAACGCATCCAGATCCTTCTGAATAGAACTCGGGAGGAAATTGCCCGTGAGTACATCACCCGTGCAGAAGTTAAGCAGGATTTTGAAAAAATTATGGAACGATTTGACTCAGGCTTTACAAGGCTTGAAGCAAAGATTGATGCCCTCGCTAAGAAAGGATGATCATGTCAGTGACAAATAATGTACCTAGCCCACCAGATATGGCATCGTCTGAGTACGATCCACGTCTAGCACCTAAGAAACCAAAACCCAAGCCCAAGCCTGTAAAAAAGGCTGAAATGGATGTTGAGATTGTGACTGCCAAGACCGGTGGTTATGTCCGTGCAGCAGACGGTTGCGCCCAGCGTGGTAAAACCAGAGGCACAATGGTGGTGATGAAATGAAAAAGCGCAAAGTCAAGCGTTTTGAAGAAGGCGGTGCAATGCCCGATATTGATCGGGAGCCACTAAGAGACAGCAGCGGTGAAATAGTCCGAGACTCTAGTGGCGAAGCAATTATGTCTGGCAGTACTAGAGAGCGGCAGAGCGGACCTAAAGGTTATCTTGATGATGATATCAAGGGTCCAGCCGGTATACCTGTTGGACAAAGAAAGCCGCCTCCCGGGCTTGTATCGCCTTACAACCCATCTGACAAAGACTTGGCAGAGCCGGGAACCGCAGGGTTTTCTAGGACTCTCCTAAAGACACCTACTAAGTCGGCACCTTCTAAACCACCTGTTAAACCAGCTTCTGGCGGTGGCAGGGGTGCGATGGCAGGACCGACGGCAGCGCAGATTGAAGAGGGCCGTAAAAAGTTTGCAGAAGATCAAGGACGAAGAAATCTTGAAAGGCTGCAAAAGGAAGACAAGCCTTTAGAGCGTGTTAACCCTGAAGCTAATCTTATAGGTGGTCCAGCACTTAGAGGTGTAAAAGCATTGGCTGCTGGACTGGCTGGCAAGATGGCAGCAAGAGAAGCACCCGCTGCTGCTGGTCTGTTAAGTCGCTCCAAGAATGTTGGAGAGAACTTAACCAAAGATATGGGTCCAGTGCAGTACGCTGGTAAGCGAAGTATGCTTCAGAACCAAAGAGGAGAAGGCGTCATCACACCACCTGCCGCTCCTTTTGCAGAACGCAATAAACGTATGTTGATGCAGAACCAAAGGGGTGAGGGTGTTATTACTCCCCCGGCACCTGTAAGACCTCCACGCGGTGGCGGTAAAGATCCCGGTGCAAGACGTCCAACCAGAGATGAGTTGGATGAAATGCGTATGGGTTCGGATTACATGCGTAAGGGTGGTCGGGTCAAAGCATACAAAGCTGGTGGATCAGTAGGATCGGCATCCAGACGTGCCGATGGTATAGCGGTTCGTGGCAAAACCCGTGGGAAGTACATTTGATGGATAAGATCGGCAAAGTCATGCGTGAGTTCAAGGAGGGCAAGTTAAAGTCCTCCTCTGGACAAAAGGTCACCAATCCCAAACAAGCCATAGCAATTGGCATATCGGAGCAAAAGGCTATGAAAGGTTACAAAGCGGGTGGAGAACCCAAAGCAATGGTCAAGAAAGAAGTTGCTTTTATGAAAGCCAAAGGCGCACCCAAGTCAATGGTCAAGCATGAAATGGCCGAGATGAAGGGCATGAAGTCGGGTGGTATGACTAAGATGGGTGCTGTTAAGACTGCCGCTCCTTCAAAGGATGGTGTAGCCGTCAAAGGCAAAACCAAAGGCACCATGGTAAAGATGCGTAAAGGCGGATGCGCCTAATATAATCCTCCTGAAAGGGAGGCTTCATGCCGATTACCACGCAATTAGAGGGCGATCTAGATGCTGTAGATCGCCTTAATGCTGATATAAAAGCTAACTCAGAGCAGCAGCAGTTGCCTGTTGCTAGAGAATTGCTAGTCCAGCAAGCGTTGGATAGCATTATCAATGGCACATCAGATAGTTGGCTTGGCTCTGTAAAAATAAAACCAGAGTTAGCCAGCAGTATTCTTTTGGATGCTCAGAAACAATTTGAAAATGATCGTGCCAAAACCGGCATCGTTTCATTACAGACTGGGTTTAACAAAGACTCAACTAACGCCGCTAACAAAGACGGGATTATCAGCGTCTTAAAGTCCACCGGCGGAAACATGATTGGTAAGTATATTGACTACCAACAGTTCCAAGATCTTAACAATGCCAAGAATCCAAGATACTTCCAAGGAGAGGGTTCTCCGGTTATTGAAAACCCTTCCATGTGGCAACCCGAACGGATTGAGGTTGGTTCAGATAGTGAAGGCAATCCTATCTATCAAAACACAGGAAGGTATACCGCATACGTTAATGCTTACGACATAGGCAATAAAGGGACATTGGTAGGTCAAACGGTTGTCGTAGATGGCACCGGAAAGATTGTTGATGTTGGCGTAAATTTTGATCAACGCGGACAAGGCGTTTTAAAAGAGTTCTTTACGTCAGGCGTTTTCCCAATATTGATGACGCCTTTCTTGGGGCCATTGGCTGGGTATATCGGATCTGCGGCAAGCTCTGCCGGTATAGCATTAAGTTCTCAGATGGCTACCGCAGCAGCACAAGCGTTTGTCAATTCCATTCCACAGATAGCTAACGGTGCCGACCCTAGTAAAGTGATTGGGTCTATTGCTATTAGCTTAGGAACTCCTGCATTGGCAGAAAAGTTGGCATTAGATCCAACCATTACAAAAATAGCAGGGAATGTTTTAAACGCTGCTATGGACCCAGAGAACTTTGTTCAAAGGCTGGCAACGTTTACGATTCAAGATCTGGCGACATCTCAGATCAGCCAGTACTTACAAGACAACAATCTAATCTCAAGTGCCAACATAGCTAACAAAACAGCGGGATTGGTTGTTCAAACAGCTTTAACTCAAGGCAAGAACCTTGAAGCAATCATGACCAATCCTTCGGCCATGATGAACTTTGTAAGGTCAAATCAAGACCTTATATCAACCGCTTTAAACACTGCCACACAAGAACAAGCCGCTCAAGGTATGACACCTTTAGAGCGCATGGCATTTGCAGATGCAAACGCAGCAACACAAGGACTAACATCACCCGCAGAGTTTGTACAGAAAACGGGGATGAATCAAGCACAGTGGCGTGACTTTTACCTAACCAATCAAGAAGCTGCGCGTAACGCTTCACCTCAAGAGTTCTTTGACCAGACCGGTATGACTCAGGCTCAATACCGAGATTTCTTGGAAAATAACTTTGGACCTGCTGAGGTTATTGGTGAGTTAGGTGCTGATCAAGATGCAAGAACAGCAGCGCTTGTATTTAAGGCGTCGCAAAACCCGCGTTTAGTTATTACCGCAGATCAAACAGATGGTATGCATCCTTTGTTTGAAACTTACAGCGGACCTAATGGAACAACCTTTGTTAGAGACTTACGCACCGAGAAGATGTATCAAGTCTTGCCACAAGAGGGTGTGGATGTATCAGGCGGGAAAGTTTCTTTGCAACCTAAGATGCTTGGTGCTGTTGAGTCATTACCTGCCACAGCTTTGTATCAAGGTATTATCTATTCAAAAGATGCAGGAGATGCGCTTGTTTCTACCAAGGCTCAAGACATCAATCCTGACAACTTGTTCTTAAGTAAACAAGTAGATCAAAACATAAAGCCAGTATCTAACCTAGTGCTCATTAGAAATGATGATGGAAGCATTACTCAGCGGGATAAGATAACTGGAGATACCGCAACATTTGATACGGACGGACGTGTTTTAAGTCAAACAAAGAGTTTGATAACACGTTTAAACGAAACAGTTTCAACGCTTTCCGGAACAGGCGTAGCGGGCGTAGGTGAGCTTGGTGAGTCTTGGTCACAAGCACTACGTCAAGCAGGTCTGTCTAATGATGATGTGACTGCGTTCTTTACCAGAATGAAAGAGTCTGGAGAAAGAATGAGGCCAGAGTTTGTAAACAAACAGGCTCAAGACTTTGTCAATGAAATCTATCAAGTAGCAAGTGATGCCAGAAGTTCTGGTCAGGACATAGGCAAAGCTATCTTTAATGCCGCAATCAAGAATCCTATTGGCGCAGCCTCTGTAGTTGGTCAGGAGCTATTTCAAGAGCTTCCTAACTTACTTCTCCCGGGTGGAAAAGTCGCTCAGTTCATGTCATCTATTGCACTTAATGTTGCAGAATCTGCTGGCGCTTCTGCTTTGCAAAAGATCAATGAGCTTAAAGAATCTGATCGTCAGGCTAGTTATTACTATGGCTCTGCCGATCCAAGTGTTTCGTATGCAAGGACCAATGATCAGTATGTAAAAGACGCCATGAGTGACGCCAGAACTTCAGGTTTGGTCACAATGGCTATGACATTAGTGCCTGGGTTTAATAATGTTGTTGGAAGGAACTTAACCAATACATTCTCAGAAGCTTTAGAAGAAGGTCTTGCCACTTACTTAAATACAGGCGATATCAATGCAGCAAGAGGTAATGCTGTATTAGGTGGCGTGATAGGAGGAAAGACCGGCGTTTCTTTAGAAACCGGCGAAGCCTTAGCCGGGGCTATGCAGAGAAGACTATCAACTGAAGGTCTTACACCAAGGGTTTATACAGACTCTAACGTAACAGGCACCCCAGAAAATATCGGCACACTAACATTTACGGCAAAACGTGAAGATGCCTCCGGCCCTATAGCTTCTGATTTGTCTGCTCAGCAGCAAGATGCCATTAACGATTTAATGGGTCAGTTAAACGGCACTGTGCGGTCAATAAACCCAGATGAAAACACAGCGCTTGTACAGTTAGATAATGGAAGTGTTGAGGTAATAGACGCTACTAACTTAGCGCTTAACCCCGGGGATAAGGTAACACTTGCCGACTCATCATTAGCAGCTAAAGACGTCAGTCAATTAACTGGGTCTAATTTATATGTAGCGTCAACCTTTGGTGACAAGGCTTTAGTTGTAGATCAGTCTGGAAATAAAGCCGTGGTATCTATTAAAGACACCGACATACGGCCGGGGCAAGTCATCAATTCGGTCAATGGATTAGGCACAACAGACTTAGATGCTGCCAACAAAGCACAAGCTGATCTTGCTGCACGTACCTACAACGGAAAGGTGTATGACACCGCAGACGCAGCATTAGCGGCAAAAAATGCAGATGAGCTTGCGGCAAAGAATGCCTTAGATGCCAAACAGGCGGCAGATCTTGCCGCTAGAACATACCAAGGTACGGTTTACGACACAGCAGAGCTTGCCCAACAAGCTAAGGCTGACAATCAAGCAAAAACAAAGCAAGATGTTTCCCAATTGCTTACGAGCATGGGCATTGATCCAACAGCACAACTAGTTGATTCTCTATCAGAAGGAGATCCAACTCAGCAAGAAGTGTTGGCAAGAATGCGTAATCGCGGGGAAGAACTGCAAAGTCTTAGGAAAGCAACGCCATCAACAAGCGTAAGCACTCAGCCAGTAGTTACTACAACAGGTGATACAAAAGTAACAAGCGAACAGACTGAGGCTGTGGATACCAGACCTGCCGGTCAATCTTTTATAGAATCTCGGTTTGCAGGGCAGAACAAAACTGCTTCACCTCAGCAAATTCAAGCGCTTTTAAACAAAGCGTCGGAAATGGGAGTTGACCTTTCCGATCCCAATGTTGGTACCACAGCCGCCTATCAAAACTGGGCTACGATAGTAAATGATGTTTCACAAGGTAAGCCTATACCAGTGAAACAAACACCTGCTGCTGTAGATACGCTAGGTGAAACAAAGCCTGATGTTAAGCCAGAAGTAACGGCCAAATCTCCGGGGCAGGCTCTTATTGAAGCAAGGTTTGCCGAGCAAAATAAGACGGCGTCTCAAGATCAGATAAATGGTTTGCTTAAAGCGGCGTCAGACGCAGGTTTAGATCTTTCTGATCCAAACGTAGGCACAACACCTGAGTATCAAGCTTGGGCGCAGTCTGTTGCAGATGCAGCATTAGGTATTAAAAAGGGTGTGGTTGTTACCTCAGATAAGAGTGGATCAGTAGTTCTTAATAATGACAATACGATAGATGTTTTAAGCGACACAAAAGTAAAGCCCGGAGATCCCGTCATAGTGACAAATGATGACAAGCCGGTAGTGCTTGTTCAAAACCAAGCGGCAACCGCTGATGATGTGGCTAGGGTATTAGGCATGATGAATATCCCAGCATCTCCTGCTTTTGTAGCAGAGCTAATGAAAAACAATGCTTCTAACCTAGAAGTGTTGCAAAAGATTCAATCTGATCCAGCAATTAAGATGTTGATAGATCAGCAAAGAACGCCTGTATCTAACAATGTAGCAACGGTCATAGCTACAAACACCGGTGATCAGACGGCTGTTGTGACGCTAAATAACGGGAACACACAAGTCATCAACAATACAGGCAATCAACTACAAGTTGGCAATCAAGTTGACGTAGGCCAAACAACAGGGCAGACGATATCCAAATCGCCGCAAGAGGCATTTATTAATTCAAGATTTGCCGAACAGAATGCAACCCCAACGTCTGATCAGACCACGGCTTTATTAAATAAAGCTGCCGAAATGGGTGTTGACTTTAGCAATGAGAATGTAGGCTTTACGCCAGAATACCAGTCTTGGGCATCTATTGTTTCTGATGTTTCAAAAGGCGGTACCATTCCAAAAGCGTTTGTAGCACCAACTCAAGCGCAAGTTACTCAGCAAGATCAAGTCGTTGAAACCAAACCAAAGTCGTCATTTGAGCAAATGCAACCCGGAGAGTATTTGGTACGCCTTCGGTTTGAACAGGCTGGTAAGACGGCAACAGATCAACAGGTCAAAGAACTTCTTGATCAGGCTAAAAATTCAGGTGTTGATCTTTCTGACCCAAATGTTGGTGTCACACCTGAATATCAGCGCTGGGCTAATTTGGTCTATGACACTTCTATCGGCAAACCCAAGTTTGTTCCATTAGATGTCAGACCGAATATAGTTCCGCCTGATACCATATCTACAGAAGATACTATCTCCTTGCAAGATACGGTACCTGCACAAGACACTATACGGTCCACCATTATTGGCGGACAGGAAACCGTTCCGGGCGGGGTTAAGTCTGATGTCATTAATACGGATGACTTCATCATCAATAACATCAGAAACGATATTGAGGAAACTGTTCGGCCTACCCAACAACCTGTCCAGCAACCTACCCAGCAACCTACTTCGCAGCCACCCGCTCAACAAGGTACGCCGTTTGACTACCGGCCATTACTCGGATTATTCCCGTTCTTGATGGGCAAACCTTCTCAGCAACAGACAGAATACATAGACTACGCTCAACCCCAAGTACCGGCACCAGAGTTATATGGCATTTACCAATTGCCCACACCCGAATATACTCGGGCTACAGGACCGACCGCTCCTGTTGGGATCATGTCAGGAGAAACCAAATGATGCCATCTAGAGGAATGGGAGCAATTAATCCCAGCAAGATGCCGACTGCGAAAAGAAAAGCTAGGCGGGATAATACTGATTTCACACAATTTGCCGAAGGCGGTAAAGTGAATGAAGCCGGGAACTATACAAAGCCTACCATGAGGAAACGGCTTTTTAATCAAATTAAAAATGCTGCGGTGCAAGGTACAAAAGCAGGTCAATGGTCAGCCAGAAAGGCACAACTATTAGCCAAACGGTATAAAGAAAAGGGTGGCGGGTACACATCATGAAAGCCCCGCAACAATCTCTGAAAGCTTGGACTCAACAAAAGTGGAGGACTAAAAGTGGCAAGAGGTCATCAGATACTGGGGAGCGCTATCTCCCAGAGGCGGCGATTAAATCTCTTTCAACAGCAGAGTATGCAGCAACCACACGGGCAAAAAGAGAAGGAAAGTCAAAAGGGATTCAGTTTGTTTCACAGCCAAAAAGTATTGCCAAAAAGGTGGCCCCATTTCGGAAGGTAGGTAAATGAGTACCACAGGACTCACCACATTCAATCCCAATCTTAATGAGATTGTGGAAGAAGCTTTTGAGCGTTGCGGTCAGGAGCTTCGGTCGGGCTATGACATGAGAACGGCCCGAAGAAGTTTAAACCTCATGCTTACTGAGTGGGCCAACCGTGGCATCAATCTGTGGACACTTGAGCAAGGTTCCATCATGTTGATGGCAAATCAGATTACCTACCCATTACCTATCAACACGGTAGATTTGGTAGAGACCATTATCCGAACAGGAGAGGGTACTAACCAGACGGATATCAATATCTCTAGGATATCGGTTAGTACTTACTCAACCATCCCCAATAAGCTAGCCACAGGACGTCCTATTCAGATCTATATTGATCGTCAGGGTGGTCAGACCTATACGTTCACAGGCACCTTAGCTGCAAGTATTAATTCCACGGTTACAACCATTCCAATGACAAGCCTCGCACAAGTTCCTTATGCTGGGTATGCCACCATTGGATCTGAGACGGTGTACTACTATGGAACCTCCACACAAGCTGACAATGTTGCAACTGGAGCTTCGGCATACGCAACGCTTAACAATGTGGTTCGCGGCCAAAATAACACGACGGCTGCGTCTCATACGTCGGGCGATTCGGTCACGAATACAAAGTTTCCGAACGTAACCGTCTGGCCCGCTCCTGATCAAGGATCTATCTCGGCACCTTATTATTACTTGATCTATTGGAGGCTAAGAAGACTTCAAGATGCAGGTAATGGGGTAAACGTAGAAGACATCCCCTTTAGGTTTCAAGAGGCACTCATTGCTGGATTAGCTTATAAGCTCTCCATGAAGATCCCTCCAGCCATGGATCGGATAGCTATGCTGAAAGCACAGTACGATGAAGCATGGCAACTGGCAGCGGATGAAGACCGGGAGAAGGCTCCTATCCGTTTTGTGCCGAGACAAAGCTTCTTAGGAACTGGCGGTAATGCCTAATCAATTTGCCAGTGGTAAGTATGCGATATCGCAATGTGATAGGTGCGGGTTTCGCTACAAACTAAAACAGCTTAAACCGCTGACAATTAAGACAAAAAATGTCAATATACTGGTATGTCCTACCTGTTGGGAACCTGATCAGCCTCAACTTCAATTGGGGATGTACCCAGTAAATGACCCACAAGCAGTTAGGAACCCGAGACCTGATTCTAATTCGTATTATCAGTCTGGTTATAACGGACTGCAAACAAATCCTAACCTGACGGGCGCAAGTTATTTATTAACCGGTGTGCCGCTGGAAGGGAGTAGGGTGATTGAATGGGGTTGGAATCCTGTCGGCGGGGCTAGGTCTTATGACACAGGTTTAACGCCCAATCATTTAATTGGTCAGGCTGAGTTAGGTTCAGTAACGGTATCTTAGGAGTTAAAGATGGACATGAAAGAAGCGCTTAAGAAGCACATGGCAAAAGGCAAGGGAGCACATCCTGACGCTAATGTTAAGAAGCTACGTAAAGGTGGGCCAACATCAGAAATGATGCGCCGTGAAGGAAGAAACCTTGCGCGGGTAGCAAACCAAAGGAGCCGCTAATGGCTAAGTATTCCATGAAAGTGGGCGGCAAGGAAGTAGGTTCTGCTGCCACTTATGCTGAACCGCACACCATGACTGGCGCTAAGGTAGTGGCCTCTCCCAACCCGGGAAAGGAAATGCCTTACAACATGGTTAAAGATTGGCAACCTACACACGGTGTAGCCATCAATCCAAACAGCCAAGTCAAGACTTCTGGTATTAAAATGCGTGGTGCCGGTGCTGCTACCAAGGGAACCATGTGCAGGGGGCCGATGGCGTGAACTGGGGCGAACTTAAGGACGAGATTAATAACTACTGCGAAAATCTGTTTTCAGATACGCAGTTAGCTACCTTTGCCGAACAGGCAGAGCAGCGTATCTTTAATACCGTCCAGTTCCCTTCGTTACGTAGAAACGTAACCGGTGTAGCTACAGCCAACAATCGGTACTTGCAGTGTCCTACAGACTTCTTGGCGTCTTACTCCATGGCTGTTATTGATACGGATGGTTCGTATCATTATCTGCTGAATAAGGATGTGAACTTTATTCGGGAGTCTTACCCAATCCCGACAGGGGCGGGGAATACAGGTCGGCCTTATTGCTACGCATTATTCGGCCCTGATTATTCGGCACCTAAAGAGTTAACGTTCCTTTTAGGCCCAACACCTGATTACGCCTACACCATAGAGTTGCATTACTTCTATTACCCAACGTCTATTACGGAAGGTAATGTGGATTCAACAACGACATGGTTGAGCGATAACTTTGATTCGGTCTTGCTATATGGTTCTCTAGTAGAGGCATATACCTTTCTTAAAGGTGAGCCTGACATGATTGCACAGGTCACTGCCCGATACAAAGAGGCATTAGCACTAGCCAAACGTCTTGGTGATGGGCTTGAGCGTCAGGATGCTTATCGCTCGGGTCAAGTGCGGGATAAGGTTGTCTGATGGCAATCATCCAAACACTGACCACCAGCTTTAAGGTTGAGTTACCTCAAGCTCTTCATAACTTTACAGCGGTGACAGGCAATGTGTTTAAACTTGCTCTATACACAGCAAACGCCAATATCGGTGCAGATACCACCGCCTACACCACGGCGGGTGAATGCAGTGGAACCAATTACACGGCTGGTGGCATCGTACTCACCAACATCACGCCTACCTTTTCTGGAACAACTGCATATTGGACTTTTGACAACGCAGTCTTTACGAATGTCACCTTAACAACTAACGGGGCTTTGATTTACAACAGCACCAATGGTAATCGTTCCGTCTGTGTTTTAAACTTCGGTCAGAACATTACCAAGACAGCAGCAAAT